ATAGAATGGCAAGAACAACAACTAAAAAAAATAAAGTTAGAAGTATAAATTATCTAAACAAAGATTTTGATGATTTCAGAAATAGTTTAGTGGAATACGCTAAAACATACTTTCCAAACACCTATAATGATTTTAACGAAGCTTCTCCTGGTATGATGTTTATTGAGATGGCATCATATGTCGGTGATGTTTTATCTTACTATTTAGATAGTCAATTTAGAGAATCACTATTACCCTTTGCTGAAGAGAAAAGAAATGTTTACAATATAGCACAATCGTTAGGATATAAACCTCGTATAACTTCACCATCTAACGTGGTTCTTGATGTATTTCAAACCGTACCCGCCTTAAATGGTAAACCTGATTACAGATATGCCCTAACAATCAAAGCGGGAGCTAGGGTAAACTCATCAACTAATGGAACAACATTTAGAACCTTAGATGATGTTAATTTTAAATTTGATACCTTATCAGACCAAAGGGTAACAACAATATTCGAAAATGATGGTGATACACCTACTAAGTTTTTATTAAAGAAAAGAGTTAAAGCAGAGAGTGGTGAGATTTCTAAAGAATTCTTTTCATTTAGTTCTGCACAAAAATACACACAAATTAAATTAGAAAATCCTGATGTGATACAAATATTATCATGCACAGATAGTGATGGTAATAAATGGTATGAGGTTGATTCATTAGCTCGTGATACTATATTTGAAGATATTGAAAATAATTCTACTAATGACCCAACATCTGTTCTTAATAGAGATACGTCACCACATATTTTAAAACTAAAAAAGACATCTCGTAGATTTACAACTTTTATTAATGAAAATGATGAAACAATTTTAAGATTTGGTGCAGGGGTGTCTGATAATCCTGATGAAGAGATTATACCTAATCCTGATAGTGTTGGTTCTAATTTACCTGGCAGTCCAAGTTTCTTAACACAAGCGTTTGACCCAAGTAATTTCTTAAAGACGAAGACTTTTGGTTTAGCACCAGCGAACACAACGCTAACTATTGAATACGCTTTCGGTGGTGGAGTTGATGATAACGTTAATAGTGGAGACATTACATTTAAAGGTGGTCAAACTTTTGAAATAGATAACCAAAATTTATCGTCAACTTTAGTTCAGGCATCTAAAGACTCTCTTGCATTTACTAATCCAAAACCAGCTACAGGTGGAGGTGGTGGTGAAACTGTTCGTGACGTTAGAGAAAACGCATTAGCATATTATCAAGCACAACAAAGAGCGGTTACAAAAGAGGACTATATTGTTAGAGCATATTCTTTACCAGCCAAATTTGGTAACATAGCTAAAGTTCACTTAGTACAAGATGACCAATTAAACAAACCAACAGATGAGCTGGATAGAAAAGTAACTACTGACGATGTTAATAATGGGTTGACAATTAAACAATTGACTGCAAGAGTTCCTAACCCATTAGCTATGAATATGTATACTCTTGGATATAATTCTAATAATAATTTAGTACCAATGTCCACTACAGTTAAAGAAAATTTAAAAACTTACTTGTCACAATATAGGTTAGTTACCGATGCAATCAATATAAAAGACGCTTACATAATTGATGTGGCTATAGATTTTGCAATATTGACAAAAGTCGGATTCAATAAAAATGATATTCTCTTAAGATGTATCGATAGAGTAAAAGATTACTTTGATGTCACGAGATGGCAGATAGGTCAACCTATAATACTTTCAGATATAGTTTATGAATTATCTTTGGTTGATGGAGTTTCTAGTGTTGTTAATCCATTGGTTGATGGTCAACGAGGTAAACAACAAATAGTAATAACAAATAAATTCAAACCATCCGATGGTTATTCTGGCAATGCTTTTGATGTTGAGTCAGCGACTATAAATGGTGTAATTTACACAGCGTTAGACCCAAGTATTTTTCAAGTTCGTTTCCCCGACACAGACATAAAAGGAACTGTAGTTGGAGACACATTAGGTATTACGGAGTAACATAATGCACTTTTTTATTTTTCCAACAAAAGACGCAACAATATATCAAGAGAGTGGAAGTCAGAACACAGGTCTTGATGAAATTTTAGAGATAAGAAAAGATGTCAGTATAGCTGGCACAACAGTAAATGTATCTCGTGCTTTAGTAGAATTTGACATGACAAAGCCTGCTCGTCTGGCAGCACAAAACCCAACTAAAGTTTTTCGTTATTATTTAAATTTATTTGACGCGAGACCATCAGCGTTATCTGTATCACAGAGTTTGTATGCTCATCCAATAAGTGGTTCTTGGGTTATGGGACAAGGAAAACTCAACAACAATCCAACGACTACTGAGGGTTGTAGTTTTAATTTTAGAGATGGTGCATCAGCTGGAACTAATTGGATTACAAACGTTAGTGGTTCTGGTGGAGCTTGGTTCGAAGGTAGTGGCTTTGAAGCTTCTCAATCACTTACCCATGAAACAGAAGATATCAGAATGGATGTAACTGATATCGTTAATAATTGGATAGATAACGTCATACCAAACAATGGTTTTATTGTAAAACGAAGTGGAAGTTTAGGTACGATACAATCTACGGATGATGAGGGTAGCACAGATAGATTGGGTAATTTATCATTCTTCTCATCCGATACTCATACAAAATATCCACCAACACTTGAAATAGAATATGATGATTCGGTTTGGAATACAGGCTCATTGTCACCATTGAGTAGTACAGAGATTGAGGACTTAGTAGTTTATATGAGAGGTTTAAGACCTGAGTACAAGGAGAAAACAAGAGCTAAGTTTAGAGTGATAGGTAGAGAAAGATTTCCTACAAAAACATTTGATTCAACACCAAGTAATTTATCCGTAAAGTATTTACCAAGTGGTAGTGCTAGTGGAGATGGAGCATTTTATTCAATCACAGATGCTGAGACAGAAGATGTAATTGTTCCCTTCGGTAGTGGTTCAAGAATTAGTTGTGACTCAACTGGTAACTTTTTTAATCTTGATTTAGATGGTTATCAACCAGAAAGATTTTATAATCTGTTATTTCAGGTCGTGAGTGGTAGTGGAACTAATGACGAACAAAAATTAATACTTGATGAGGGATTTTCATTTAAGGTATCAATCTAATGCCATACACAAAAGACCAACTTGAACGAGGTAAAAGTTTATTCTATAATAACTTTAGAGAAAAGATTAGAGCAGAATATTTGAATAGATTATCTGGCTCTGCAGAAAATGATTTTCGTACTACAGAAAATGTCTTGTTATCATATGAAAGAATTGGTGAACCATTAGAGGGTATTGAAACAATAAATTTTGATGAAGAACAAGTTGTATCAATATATGAAAACTTTTTACAATCTGAGCAATTAGAATTAAGCAAATCAAAACAAGATAATAATTTACCTATTTATTTTCAAGGTGACTTATTAAACAATATAATTAATAGGGACATAAGCGAACTACTAACTTTTGTTGTATCGACAGACTTGCCAGATGGTATAGAGGAAAGCGATGTCGTTACTAATGATGACCCATTTGATAAAACAAGATTTTTAATAGAGGATGGACTAAAAAGAAAATTTAGAAATTTAGGTGAGTTCTATGGTAGAGGACTTAAATTATCAGATTTAAAAACAATTACAAAACAAGAGTTAGATTCTATAGTAGATGGTGAGGACTTATAATGGAACAGCGTTTAGAAGAAAAAGATTTTGATATATTATATTCGGGTAAAACTGTTGACACGGATGATATTGATTATAAATATATTTCAAGCTTTGCTATAGATAGCGAGGATGATTATGTGGAAGCTCTTATCCATGATTCAGAACAAAATTTTATACAGAGTGTGGTAGTTGATAAAAATGATTATACTTACAATGAAGTTTTAGGAAAGCCAGATGTAAAATTAAATACAGGCACAATACTACGTAAGTTAGGTTATGATAGAGGTAGATATGTTGTTAAGTATAATTTTCTAAGAAAAAAGGCTGGTTCATATGAAAACATATTAGTCGATGAAAATAGTGAAAGATATGTTGGTGACTTTCATGTCATGCCTGATGGAATTATTATGGATGGCGCATCACATGAAGAAACAACTGGTAAGGTTTTACAAGTTAAAGAATTAAAATATTTTATACAAGAAATATCACCAAGTCGAAATGAGATAAGAATAGTACCACAAAAAATAAAAGATACTAAATACATAAACTCATTTGTTAATTTACAACAAAGAAATAACCAATATACTTTCAAGGAGGGTGTAAGTTTACATGAACCCCCTCAATCATCAATAGCTGGCGATTCAAAAAAAGTATATATTTCAGATAAAGAAGCTCTAAGAACATATATGGAGGGTGGTACTTTTTTTGTAAACAATTCTTTCATAGAACAAGTAATCCCACCAACACCTCCACCTGGTGAGGGTAACTTGTTTGAAGAGTCTGATACAGCTGGTACAGACCCAATCGTCGTAACATCACGCTTCGTGGTATTAGAAGAGACAACTACATTTTATGCAGGTGGAGATAAATCTTTAGATTTTATCTACAAACAAATTACTAACAATGGTACAAATAAAAATGTGACTGTAGATGGTATTTTACCAGTTGAAGATAATTTTAATTTTGCAAATGACAAAATAATTAAAAATGTTATTGGTGCAAAAAAAGATGGTGATAATATTTTTGATAAGATTACTAAGTTTAGAAGACCACAAGAAAACCAACCTATTATACTAACATTGGGTAGTATTTCAAATAAACCACAAAATGTAGCTTTCGAATATGAGTGGACTATATTTGGGTATGATAGAAATAGATATGGTAAGGGTAAAGATGAACAACATAGATATGACCCAATATCAGGTAGAAATGGTGGTGTAGGTACTGTGAGTATACAAGGTGAGACACCAGGTTCGTTAACAGCGATAGGTACTGATAAAAAGCAGATTACCATAGAGATTTATGGTGGTGATGTAAGATTAGGTGTAGCGTTGAGAATCAGTAGACCAGCTGCAGATTTAGAGAGTAGTGTGGCTATACCTCATGCTATATTTGTGGAGTAGTTAGATGGCTAATAAACAATTTAAAGTAAAAGGTTTAGAGGGTATTGACAATCAGGTCACAACTACCACTAATATCACAATTGAGATAAGCCCAAGTGTAACTGAATTTTTTACTCCCAATACAGAGGTAATTTTTGACATTAATGGTGTTCGCAGAGATTGGCCGATGGCAGATGTACTGCCCGCACAAACATATAGTTTTACCCCTCAAGAATTAGGATTAGCTGTAAGTAATCAACCTTATGAGTTAGAGTTATCGTACGAGGAGCAAAGCAGAAATGAAGAAGGTGGTGATACTTTAGGTAGTGTAATTATTAAAGTGGTTGGTATTATTACACCAGTAGATGACCCAAACACTTACATACTAGCCCCATTTGTCAGTAAAATAAATAAGATAAATTTACAAAAGGGTGAAATACAATTAGAAAGTAGTTGGAATGATTTCCAAGAAGATGTAGCGCTTGAACCTGCAGTTGGTGCAGCACCTGCGAATATTTTTAGAAATGCTAAAATATCTTTTAAGGCTAATGAAGTCAGAGACCTTAATACCTATGTTAATTTTGGAGATGACAATAAAACACTAATCACTAATCTAAAAGCTGATAAGGAATTATTTCCTGATTCTCCATACTCTATAGTCTTAAAACTTTATAAGCCTCTTCCAGATGAAATAGAAGAAAAAGATAGTTTATTTGTAGTAACGGAAGTCTTACCTCAACTTACAGAAACCGTTGAATTAGTACCTTACGAGCAAGAAGACGAAAATGTAAATGTTTTATTTACACCTGACCAAGTAAATGTACAATCACCAATATCAAAAAGACAAATAATTTCTAAAAACAAAGAAGACTTGATTGGTGCTGATAAAAAATTACAACAAGAAATATTAGATAAGTTTATATCGGGCAGTGATAAGCCAGTTAGTATGAATGTTGATTATTCAAACTATGAAGAGTTTGTTAATTTTAGTTCAATTGAAAAAAGACTTGGTAATTTTAAATACAAGTTAGAACAAATACAATCCAATACCGCTCTTAGTGCATCTAGTGTATCTTTATCGGGTGGACAATCTGATGCGATTACTTATGAAAATAATATTAGAGAACTTAAAAGAAACTTTGATGGTTATGAAAGTTATCTTTATAATATAAGTTCATCATTTGTAACCAGCTCTGCAGAAAGTAGATTAGATACCTCTGTACCAAAGACTGGTGCAGGAACGTTTGCTGACCCTTATCTACCAGTAAACACGACCTCATCTTTATTTACAAATTGGTATGGTTCTAGCGCTTCACGGACAGGTCAAATATATTCTGCATCTCTATATGATAAGGAAAACCCAAATCGTTTAGTAAACTTATTACCTGAACACATATCAGCTGATTTTGATAATAAACAATTTTTAGATTTCATGGACATGGTTGGTCAACACTTTGACGAATTATGGTTGTACATAAAATCCGTAACCGATATAACTGATAGACAATATGATATATCAGATGGTATATCCACAGACCTAATTTTTGCTGTCGCTAAATCATTAGGTTGGGATACACAAGATGGAAAAGATTTATTAGAGCTAAGTAGATTTGGATTTGGACAAAAATTAACTGGTGATTCATATGAATTATATACATCGGGTTCATTAGACTCTCCAGCCGAAGGTGACATATCTAAAGAGATTACTAAGAGATTGATATCAAGTATGCCTTATATTCTAAAATCAAAAGGTACTTTGGGTTCACTTCGAGCAATCATGAATTGTTATGGTATACCAAGTTCTATTCTTAGAGTTAGAGAGTATGGTGGATTACAATTAGATAATCAAAAAGCATCTTTTGATATCGGTAGGAGGTTTACACGAGCATTAGGTTTTAGGGGTGCACAATATGTAGAGACATCTTGGGATAATACTAGCAAAGGAATTAAGCCTGAGACTATTGAATTTAGATTTAGGTCTGTATCTGGCTCCGACCAAATACTTGTACAAAAAGATGACCAATTTGCTATAAAATTAAAAGATAATGGTTCAGCTGATAACAATGGTACAGTATCATTTATGTTATCTGGCTCTGATGGTTACAAGGAAATAAGCTCTTCATTGTTGCCAGTATTTGATGGTGAGTATCATTCTGTCATGTTGAGAAAATCAAGAATTGAGGCTGAGTTATTTCCTCATCCATCTTTCGAAGTAGGTACAAATGAGGGACTCTTTAACCCACCATTTATAACTGGCAGTAATAGTGCAGAGTTTGGTAGAATAGAAATAGTCAGTAGTTCTAATGTTGCAAGAACAGGCACAAAAAGTTTATTACACGAAAATACTTCTGATACAAATACATCTTATACATACTTTTATAGAAATCCAGATGCGAAGCGCTTTCCTGGTAACTCAGCGAGTATAACAAATGTAAGTGAGGGTCAGACATATCTATTCTCTGCCTATTGTAAAGCATCGGCTAGTTTAGTTGACTCAGTTGCCTCATTAACATTATTTGAATTAGACAGTAATGAAGAGGTTGTGAGTTGGACTCAGGAATTTGAAAACACGAACTTTGATGGTGGTATCAAAGGTTCACAACGAGTTGGTGTAAATGAAAATGAATGGAAACAAATACAAGTTAGAAAAACAATCAAGTTTCCAAATACTACAAAATTAGGTATAAGATTTGAAAACAATAAACCGGCTTCTTCAATCTATTGGGATGATGTATCAGTTCGTAGAGTAACTGCGAATAGTGATAGTATAGATGATACCTTTAATTATGACTTATTTGTCAAAAAATATGATAGTGGATTAGATAGAATAAGATTAGCATCTAAATCTAATATGATTATATCATCTTCTGTATCAGAATCATATAACGCGGCTTGGACTGGTAGTGGTGATTTGTTTATAGGTGGTAATACAACTACACCATTTAGTGCTAATAAATTATCAGGTTCATTGATGGAGTTTAGACTATGGAGTGAGACGTTAGAAGAAGACAGATTTGACGTTCACGTTGCTACACCTAAATCATATATAGGAAATACCCCATCTTCATCATATGAAAATATTGCTAGAAGATTCTCTTTTGATGACAATACAACATTAGCAGCTGGTGGTTTTATTACAGATGTAAAACCTGACCAGACAAATACACAATCAGGTAGTGCTCAAGGTTTTGGTGGAGTGAATACATTTGAAACGGTAATCGATAAAACTAAAACATTAGTTCCGAATCATGGGCCAAATAGAAGGATGTCTGATAAGATACGTATAGAAGATAATTATCTGAGTGGTAGTGGTGCTAATCTATCCATCTCTCAAAGATATGATTATAGTTCTAATGATACATCTCCGTTGGATAGTAATAAGCTAGGAATATACTTTTCACCAACCGATGTTATTAATCAAGACATTGTATCTTCATTTGCTAATTTAGATTTTAACGAATTAATTGGTGACCCAAGAGATGTATTCTCTGAGGAGTATAGTGAGTTAAGCAGAGAATCTGATAAATACTTCAAGAAGTACACAGGTAACAATAACTTTTTTGAGTACATGAGTCTTATTAAAAAATACGACCAAAATATTTTCAAACAACTTAGAAAGGTTATACCTGCGAGAGCTAAAGCAAATCTTGGAACATTAATTGAAAGTAATATTTTTGAAAGACCAAAGTCACCTGTACAACAAAGTAATCCAACAGTAGAACAATTAGATTTACGAGATACAATTAACGTATCAGTCTTGGAACAAGAAAATGAGACAAGTGCATCAATTGTTTCAATAGAATCGGAGTTTCCTAATTTTGAAAGTACAATAACAGCAGGTAATGATTATGTTGCTAAACCAGCATTGTATAAATTTGCAACTAACTTTAATCTTGATGACCCTACACTTTATGTGAATGGTTCAACAAGTTATGGTGGTTCGGATAGTGTCTTCCAAGAGATTTCTGGTTCAATAATACTTGACAATAGAAAATCATTAATCAATCGTGAGTTTAGATATTTCTATACAAGTGCGGCTGATTTTGATAATAGTAACATTTACTCATCTGATAATTTAGAAAATTTATATTCGTCAAGGTCATTGGTTGAAACTGACTTAGACACTAATTACAGAGATAACACTGCTTTTAATAATTTATTTTACGCTGGTGTTAAAAATACACGAGACACAACAATTGATGGGGATTCACCTGTGATAATTAGAAGAACCGCACCAACTGTAGCAATACCAGTTGATGGTGTAACATCTGACTTACAGGTTTTAGACGATAAGTAGAATTAAAACAAAAAAAATTAATTAGAGATATTTATAATTGAATAGTTATAATACATTAAATCTTGGAGATAAAAATGGGATTTTTAGACAACTCAACAACGACCGTAGACGCAATACTCACTACGAGAGGTAGAGAGTTATTATCATCTGGTGAGGGATTAAATATTACAAAATTCGCTCTTAGCGATGAAGAAGTGGATTACACACTTTTTGACGTTACCCACCCTAATGGTACAGATTCTTACGGCTCAGTAATCGAAAACATGAATTTATTAGAGGCTATACCAAATCGTAGAACTTTCAATAGTTTCTTAGTGGATGTCCCATTAACGGGTGCCGGTATAGTTGTTTCTAATTTAACAAACTCTAACACACCAGGTGGTGCGGTAGTACCATTGTCACCTACATCAGATGGTGATGAACAATTTGTATTCACTATATCGAATACTAATGTAGTTCGTTTCCAAGGTGATGCTTTATCTAGAAGTGTACGTAGACCAAATGTTACGTTATTAGCACAAAAAATAACAGAGAGTGCAACAGCAACAGTTTCTATATTAGGTGTCAATACAGGCTTAACTTCAATTGTAAGTGTACAAGTCAATAAGACTGAGGGTGCGTCAATAAGTCCTGACTCACCAGAAAAAGATAACCTTGACCCCGCTACCGGCACTGGTACTGGATATAATGGGTAGGAGATTAATAAATGGCAACTTTTAAAATTTTAGATAATCAAGAAGATATCGTAAACAATAGCTCGATTGTAACATCAGGTGTTTTCCAAGATGGTGTTTCAAGTATAACTACTTTTTCTACATCAAGTGTACAGAGTGGTAGTACAGGCGACTATAGTTTAGATGTATTTAAATTCAATCCACAATCCAACGCATCAGCATCAGTTCAGTTTGGTGTAGCTTATGGACACTACGCAGGTAGTGGTTCAGTCGGAGGTGTTGGGGTCGCTGGTGAAAGACCATCAGCAGCTGTATATGGACAATTTAATCAATTAATTAATCCTCCACAAACACAAAAGTTTACTTTTGGTACACACGAGGCAGACGACATATTAGTGTTAACTTTCAATCGTGCAAGAATTAGAGAAACCTTGCAAAGAGGTGGTTGGGAATTACACTTAAGTGGTAGCGGTGTGCCTGGAGTAATAAAACTAATTGATGATTCTTCAACAAACAAAGGTGGTAATACAAGTAGAAGAAATTTCTCACCAGAATATAACATTGTTAGTGGTAGTTTAACTGGTGGAACAACGATAAGAGATGAATCTTCTGATGATAGCACATTAGGTACTTATGGTTTGTTTTATCCTGAAATTGGTACGCTAATTTTAAATTCAAATCGTATTGAATCACAAATAGTAAAAGTTGGTACTAAAACATCATTAATCGGAAGTGGTTCTAATTCTGATGGTGGGAATAATGACGCTTTCTATGAGACAATTAAAGGTGGTGCGTTCTTCCAAGCTAAACGAGAAGAAACAATCTCATCAAGACACTTCTTCATTAGAGCTACCTCAAATCGTTTCAACGCAACAACAAATGAGTCTTACTATACCGAATCAATAGCCGGTGTTAAGAGAATTATACCTGGCTTACAAAACGACCCTAAAACTTTTATAACGACTGTGGGTTTATATAACGACGCTGATGAGTTATTGGCGGTTGCTAAATTAAGTAAACCAATTATTAAATCTCGTTCAAGGGAAGCATTGATTAAAGTAAAACTTGATTTTTAAGGGTTAGGTCATGTCGTTCAAGAAAAGTCTTGAAGAATCAGATAAGTCCAAATCATCCTTTCAGGTTCATAAGAAGTTTAAGTTTACTGAAGCCGATAGCGGCAGTGGTGTATTCGCAATCCCTATAGTTCAAGGGACTGATTCTAATCTATATAATTTTTCAACCGATACTGCAGATTCAAAGACTGTTTCTGGTAGTGTGTTCTATAAGGCACCTAACTACGGAATGATTAATAACTTATATTATAAAGATATAAGAAACATGGCTGGTTATATAGATTTAATTCGTGGAGTGCCTACATCATCACAAGCTTTAGTTGAATATGATTCAGAAAGTGTTTTAGACAACACAAAAAAAGTTTTACGTAGACCTCACACACGACAACTCGGAGCAACAGCTACTGTAATATCTTTACCACAAAAATTTTACGGAGAAGGTATAAAACCTTTCTCTGTATTAATGACGGATAATAGCACAGACTCTACTTTGTTATTAAGAGATGATGGTAGAGGTAATCTATATGATGTAGCTTTCTCTGCGAGTTATGCTAGTAGGTCACCTATCGCAGCTGGTAGTGGTAGTTTAGTAGGTAACGTATTTTATACCGATGGCTTTGCTATTATAACTGAAACGAGTGAACCATATAACACAATTGGAACACTTGAGGGAAGTGATGGTTTTTCAATAGAATTTAAATCTACAAAAACTATTTATGAAAGAGAATATTTCTGTCCGATAGATGAAAATGAATTTCAATTTACAAACAATAAAAGTGCTAGAGTAGGTCGTAGTGGTAGTTTAGAGATATCATATAAAACATTAGCTGGCTTACCAGCCACCATACCATCCGCTTCAGTTACATCATATCCATCAGTAGATTATGCTACTTTAGGATATTCTACAAGTTCTTATGATACAGATGGATACAATATTGGAAAAGAATTTATTGGTGAAACCACACACAGTGAATTTGCTCCTTATGTCACAACAGTCGGTCTATACAACGATGAAGACGAGTTAGTGGCAATCGGTAAACCTGCCAGTCCGATAAAGAATGAAAAGGA